GCAGTCAAAGGCTATGGCGAGTGTGACGCCTGTGAAAACAATGGAGCCACCGGGTGTGGTGAATGCCGTGGTGCCGGTGCTGGATGGCGCGGCAAAAGCGGGCACAGCAACACCGCCTGCTGTGTACCCTGTGCCAGATACTTCATTTGTGGCGCTGTAAGCTGTGGTGGAGGCACCGATTGATGCCGTGGTGAGATACAGCGCGGCTTTGAAGCTGTCAGCGCCAGTGCCGGCGCGCACCACCGATGTGCCAAAGGCATGAATGCCATTGAGCATATCCACCTTGAATGACGTTGCCATTGCCTGAGAGTTAGCCAAAGGAACCCCCTATCGCTTCTGCACTCACATTCTTTTTCAGGCGCACATGCACTGAGCGATGCACCAATTCCTCACCATCCCAGTATTCAACCCAAGTGGTGTGTTCATTCTCATTGTCAATTTCGCCATCAACCCTGCGCAACAGCGCCTCATCCATGAGGCCCTTTGTGGTGGTAATCATTGCACTGTCGGTGGGGCTGGCAGTTGCGGCGGCGATTGCGCAGGCATCGGTTCAACACCAATGGCCCGCCCATCGGGCCCGCGAATGATGCGCTTGGGTCCAGCAGCTTGCGCCAGAGCCGCACCCATCTGCTGCATGCCCGCTGCATGGGCTTGCGCCAGCGCGGCATGCGAATTGTTGACATGCTCCATGACAGCGCCAATGCCAAGGTCAAGCTGCTTGGCCAACACCTGCTGTGCTGCCTCGGTGGCCTGCTGCGCGGGCCCGCCAACATTCTGACCGGCACCAATCAGCGCCACCTCAATCTGGGTGGCTGCCTTTATCTCAGCTTCCCACTTGTTCATCATGGTCTGATGCACCAGTTTCATCTGTTCCATCTGCTGCTGATGGGCTTGCTGCATCTGAGCCAGTTGGGCTTGGCCTTGCAGTTCAAGCTGCTTTAGTTGGGCCTGCGTCTGACCCTTGATCTGTTCCAACTGGGCATTGGCCTGTGACTGCGCCTGCGCGATCTGGGCATCAGCCTGCGCCTTGGCCTGCATCTCTTGCGCCTTGGCGCTGGGTGGCGGGGGCTGCTGGGATTTCAGCGCCAGCTTTTGCAGGGCATCATCTAATGTGCCCTCCAAAGTGCGCGCCTGTTTGAAGCCAGCGATGCCAAACTTAATCATGCCCATGATGGCTGGCACCAGTTCCGGCACCTGCGCGCCTGCCGGGATGGCCTCGCGCAGAAAGTTGGATGTGGCATTGAGAAATTCCAGCCTGTCCTGCTTTGTCTGTTGCTCATCAATCTGCACCAGACTGTCTGCTGCCACTTCGATGCGGAAACAATTCATGGGCGCATTGCGCAGCAACTGCATCGCCTGTGGGATTAACGCTTGATCCTCAGGTGTCATCTGGTCAGCAGCGGCATAGGCCAAAATGGTTTTGTCCTGATACTTGCTGCACACAATCTGGGCTTTGAGGCGCAGCAGTTCACTGGCAAACACCGCCACAGCTTCCTGCATGCTCTTGAGGCGCAAGCTGGCATACTGACCTTTGATCTGCTGTGCCGTGGCAGTCTCAGAGGCCGCACCTTGCCCGCGCACAATGTCTGACAGGCCGGTGATTTCATAAATCTGGCTCTTGATATCCTGTCGCGCCTGATAGCACTGCAAGAGAGCATTGGCGAAAATCTCAACAGGTATCAGGTCAATACTGCCTTTGATACCACCCTTTTCACTGAACGCGGCCCATTTGTCGGTGCCAATGAGAGTATTATTGTCACCCTCAGTCAGCAGGCGCTGCAAGGTGGGCTGCGAGGCATCATAGATTCCGCGCACACGCAGGGCTTTCACCAGCCCATCAATGCGGTCACTTAAAATGTCCAATTCGGTTGCTTGGTCCTGATACAGAATGAAATCCGGCACCGGAACCAGCGTGTCCGTGGTGGTGGTGGCATAAAGCGGCTTGGGGCAGGGGAAAAATCCCTCCAACTCTAGCGGGTCATCACGCTCATCTAAAAACTTGTCCTGCGACTTGTGAAACCAGACAACCTTTCCCTTTTCCTTATCCCAGAGCTCACAAATTCTGGCGCGATTGTCTTGCATGGTCTGGTTTGCCATGTTGCGCACCAGCTTTTCCGGCCCGGTATCCAGCGGAATATCTTTGGCCTTTTGTTTGCCGAATCTCGCTTCCAGCGCATCCCGCGACATGTAAACCCAGCGCCATACCTCGGTGACTTCCTCCCATGTGCGCGCTGGTGAATGGCCAAAGTCGCGCCAGTGAACATAATCTGTGGGGGCGCACTCATATTCAATTTGCTCTGGGCATTCCTCATCAGGCGGGCAGGTTTTGTCATCGGGGTCAGGCACATCCTCGGTGACTTGCTCAGTCTGCGCCACAATGTGCGGGTCATAGCGGACCCATGCCACGCCTCTGCCACCAAGGAATCTATCCTCGACAATGTTGTGCATGGCGCTGCGAAAGTCGCTGTAATGCTCAATTTCATAATCAAGGCATCGCTCAATGAGCAATGCGCCCACGCGCCCAACCGGGTCTGTGTCCACAAAGCGGCGTGACACATCAGCCTTTGGCATGCGCGAATAGACTGCCGGGATAAGCGTCTGCACATTCGACCAGAGAATATTGAACTTGGCAGTTTCGTTCATGCTGCTGGATGATGTGCGGCTGTCATCCCGATAGCGCTTGAGGATTTTGACGACTCGCGCTTCCCACTTTTTAAATTCATTCTCGTATTGGCTGATGCAGTCCAGATACTGCTGGATAGGACTGCGCGGGTCATCAGCCACTTAGGGCCCCCAGATGATAACAAGTTCACCACCGCCACTGTTGCTCACAATCAGGCTATTGCTCAGCGTTATCGGAAACTGAATAAAACCAAACTGCGTTGGGCTGAACCCCGCGCAAACGATATTGCCCACACCATCGCTAATTTGAATGTTAGGCGTGCCGCTAATGACGACGATGCCATATAGCGAACACGGATTTGCGGAAATCAAAAAATCGCCGTTGAATGTCAGGCGTTTCCAATTTCCTGCAAGCGAGACAACGGCAGGCATTTAAGCCACCCTGCCGGGCACGTTGAGATTTGGACCACGCGGGCCCATCGGCACACGCGGGCCCATTGGCATGGGCGCACCTGGTGCTGCACCAACAGGCACGGCAGGTGTCGATGGCCTGCCAGACATTGCCAGCGCTCTGGCGAGCATCAGATTGCGCGCCTGCTTGATGCCATCTGCGGCAGCAGTCGCAGTTGCAGCGCGTGGCACATTATGATGACGCGGCAGGTTTGCCATGGTTCAAGCCTTTCCCTTGTGTGTCGCCAGTGCTTTGGCCAGCCTTTGGTTTTTGGTGCGTTTGATGCCCTCTGCCGCCAAGTCGGCAGCAGTGCTCTGAGAGATGCCTTTGCGCTTTGCAATTTCGGGGTCATGCGCGGCAGCTTCAAACAATCGGTGCTGTGCAGGATTCCACGGCATCAGATGCGCTCCCTGCGCGCCACACGCTTGGCTGCGGCCCACATGTCATTAAGCGTGGCCCTGTTGGTTGGCCCGATAACCAAGGCACGCTCAGGAAAAACCTTGGTCTGTGGTGTTTCTTCCTGCCATGACACCGCCAGCATGCGGAAAGCATCGGCGGGATGGCTTGCCCAGTTGTGCTTAGGCGTCTGGCGAAAAGATTTCGTATCCTCGTCCCATTCTCTTTCGTACTGGCGCAGCGCCTCGATGCCCTCTTTGCACTTCACGCCATCAAACCAGCAGTGTCTGAGACAGACGCGCACCGCCTGAATGCCATCCTGAACACCAATGTCAGGCACGATGCTCAGTTCCGACAGGCCAAGGCGATCTGCCATCTGCTGGATGATGCTGCGCCCATTGCTGGCCAGTGTTTTGGCGCGGGCATCGTGGGGCAGAAAATGCTTGCCATAGTGATAAGGCTTTTTCTGCACCACATCGCAGATATCAGGAATGTCTGCGCCACTCACCGCGTAATAGTCGATGACATGAATCTCACTGCGCACAACCTGGAACCACCAGATTGCCGTGTCATCACGCCTGCCAAGGTCGAAACTTGTGTAAGTCGGCAGCGATGGATCATAGCGAACAGAAGTGATGCGCCCCTTTTCTGTCAGTTCACGCATCTGCACGCCATAGAACGCGCCCAAAATCGCGGCCTCAAATGACGTTTCCATTTCCTGCTGATATTGGTCATCAGAAAGCTGGCGCTTTAACTCGCTCAGTTCACTTTCCGGCAGCAGGCCACTCTCAGAGGCTTTGAGGCGCAGCAGGAACCAGTCACTTGGATTTGCCTGCGCAGTGTCGAAAATCTCCCAGAACTGATTTTTCCCGCGTGGTGTGCCCATGAAAACGGCCCAGCCGTTTTTATCGGAAAGAGTCGGCCTGACAACATTGCCCCAGACGCTGGGTTTAAAGTCGCCATACTCATCCATCAGCAGGCCATCAAAGCCCAGCCCACGCATGGCATCGGCATTGTCAGCACCAAACAGTCTGATTTCACCACCATTAGCCGTGGTCAAAATCAGGTCAGATTCATTGACACGCTTGGTGATGGGCTGGGCATAGTATTTCAGGTAATCCCACGCCACCGCCTTGGCCTGAGCTCGAAAAGGGGCGATGTAACCGAAAAGCGGGTTGCGCGTGGTCGAAAGGGCAGCGCGCCTGATGATATCATTGACGGCAGCCACCGTTTTGCCTGCGCGCCTGTGCGCCACCAGACAACCCCAGCGCTGGCTGCGATTGTGGAAAGGCATGAAAGCGATGCGCGGGATATAAGGCAGCTTAACAGGTGTTGCTGCCATCTTTCAGGTGTTCATTTATGATGATGACCCATAAAGTGGTTTTATTTCTGATTTCCTCCCTGCTGTAAGGGAAACCCGGTGACCTAAAGCGCAGGGTCATACGCCTTTCTTTCACACTGTTTATTTCCTCAACCTCAAAAGGATCATCCACCATGGCTGAAAAACAAACGTCCATTGCAGGCATCCCGATTGATAGTCAGGAAACTTTCGCCAGAGGCAGGCGCATCAAGATACTTT